GCTGCCAAACTATCTAGTACAGATATGTTTTGGGTAGTAGATGCTGATGCTAAAATATTACCAACATTTGATTTTAGTCTACAATTAAGTGAAGAAGAAACAGATATTGTACACGTATGGCGTAGTCGTAATCCTATTAATGATTTGGAATACGGATATGGCGGAGTTAAATTATTGCCAACTGATTTAACAATTAATATGGATACTAGTAATCCAGATATGACTACAAATATTAGCAAACGATTTAAAGCCATGCCTGAAGTAAGTAATATTACAGCGTTTAATAGTGATCCGTTAAGTAGCTGGCGTAGTGCGTTTAGAGAATGTGTTAAACTATCTAGTCGTATCATTCCAGGACAGAATGATGTTGAAACAGAAGAACGTTTGAAAATCTGGGTAACTAAAGGACATAAACACTTACATGGTGATTATGCTAGAGCAGGCGCAAGCGCAGGCACATGGTTCGGATCAACATATAAAGATGATCCGACAATGCTTGCTAAGATTAATGATTATGAATGGCTAACACATGAGTTCGATCAACATTGTAAAATGTTTCCAATCGAAAGTTTTAGATAAGTTCGTTAGCTAAGGGGAATATTTCTGCTATTACTCGAGCACAGGCAATAGCAACTTCTTGATGTTCTTTTTGTGTACCATTAGCACTACGTAATTCAATAAAATGAATCCAACTGCGTAGTGTGCCGTTCATATATAAACGACTTTCAATTAACCCTTCGGGTAATACAGCACGAGCTTGTTCTTTAGCAATGCCTTTTTCAATAGCCCAAGCATACGCTTCACGTGACTGTTTAATAACTAGCTCTTGCATACGTTCCCATTGATAAGCTAGGAAACGATCTTCATCATTGCCATGAACATCTAGTTCTATACTGTTTTGTCTATTTTTAGTGTCTTGCCTTCGAGCTTCTCGCAATACAAACGACAAGTCTCGAGTAGGGTCAGCATATCGCTGACTGAACTCTTGGAAACTAAAACTTCTGTGTCGCAAAATTTGACGGGCAATGTCTCTAGTGGTTGTGATTTCGATACAGGCGGAGACCATTTCGAGTGGGCTCCAGTGTTGGTGTTTGACCAAATATCGGATGAGTTTGTCCGACGTCTCTGTGTTGAGTTGATTCGATGGATTGGACACACGGGCACAATAAGCGATGAGTTCTTGTGCGTCATCAATCCCCATGCTAGCGAATTCTTCAGTTGGCTGGCTGTAACTAAGTAATCTAACATCCATTATTTATAACTTCTTTTTCTTTAAAAATTTTAGAGTGCTGGCTTCTATGTCTTTACGAACACGACTCGTATCCAATTTAAAATCTATGTTGTCTATACTGTCTTCATAGGTTTTAAAAAGTTCGTGGAGGTTCTTTTCAAACATAGGCCAACCTTCTTTTTTAGCCTTTGCTGTTACTTTTATTTCCCAAGTTTTGCCATCCTTAAAATTGACCAAAACGGTATGGAGATACCTAAGCGGTAACACATTTAAATGCACTTCACCGAATACTTCTGGCCAGTGTTCAATAACATCCTTGGGAAGAACTCTTCCCGTTTTTGTCATTTACACTTTTTTCTTGGTCGGAGCCAATTCCTCTGCTTTACGACGATAGTTAGCGGCTTCTTTTGCTAGCTTATCGGCTTGACTACGATACCATTTAGCTTCGGCTTCTGGACTTTCGAAAGAAGTTGGTTGATTAAGAGTAACGTCAGCTTGTACAATAGCAGGAGTTTCTGTGACTGTTGCTGTTTCTTTCTTATCATCTAGCTTTTTTTCTACGTTTTCTTTAAGACTTAAATCATCTACTGCTACACCGCGTTGTTCGGCAATAATTTGATTTAATTCACTTAAAAGAATACCAGATCCAGGAACCGGTGTCATCTCAATAGCTTGAGTTGGTGCTTTGATCAATCTGTTATTGGCGTGTAGCCAAGGTAACATACGTGAACCATCTGGAAATTGTGTACGGTCTAACGCTTCTGCTAGCTCGTAAGAACTTTGTCCAGTACCACTTTCTACTAAATTGATAAGAGCATCGTGATAAATGTCGGGCATGTTCTCTGTTGGAACAATTAGACAACTATATGCTTCACCGGGTAGTGTACGATATGCTACAACACATTTCTTGTTAGTAGCAATAACACGACCTACGTGTTTGAGTTCTTGGGCCATATTAAGCTCCTGCTGGTGGTGCTGGTGGAGTTGCTGGTGCGGCTGGTTGGGCAGATTGTTGAGATGCCACTGTTTCTAAAAATGTAGTTAGTTTAGTATATGTTTGACCAACTGCTACCATTTCATTTGGTTTAAATGCGCCACGTGAGCTAGCAATATCAATGATAACTTTCATTGCGTTAAGATCGTTAATTGTTAGATCGGTGCTTGGGGTTTCTGCGCCTGGCGCTTGTTGTACTGTATCAGTCATAGTATCTCCTTTTGTAAAGTACGTATATAATTTATCTCGTCTGTAAAAAAGGACAGGCAATTGTGAAGAAACTGAGTTCTTTTTCGCTTTCAAAACCAATGCGTGTAGTATACACAATAGTATTAGTATTATCTAAGGTAATTCCCTGTCCTATATAATACCTATTATTTAGATTCTTCTTAATCCAAGAGTCGATAGATTTGACAAAGTTAGGGTTATATTTGTCTAATTGTGTATATTTAAAATGAGGGCAGGCAAACTCAACCCTCCGTAGATCAAAATAATCTAAAGGATTGGGCTTGCCATTCTTTAGTGCCATTACGCCGCCTCTGTAGCAAATTCGTAATAAGCATATTCTCCAAAAGGTGGAACAATCTTATCATTGCCATGGATGATGAATACTGTATCGCAGTAGTTTTCATCTCCCCAGCTACCCCAAGGATAGCCATCTGTAAACATAATAAACTTCTTAGGCTGAATATCATTTTCCTTCATGTATTCCCAGTTGGCATCGAACTCGGTTCCGCCACCGCCCATAGGCTCGTAGCTATCGAACTCGTCAATATTGTAGCCATCAAAGTCTGCTTCATTGTACACTTTGGTATCAAAACACCATACTTTGATCTTAAAGTCTTTATATTCTTCCATGATACCTTTGATCTCTGTTAAGAAATCTTTGGCTTGTTCATCACCAATACTACCTGACATGTCAATTGCTACACAAATATCAATTGTCTCTTGAAATTGGGTTCCAGGCAATACAGCACTCATGTGCCAGCCCTTGCGGTTAGGACGCATAAATGAGTAGTCATTCTTGATAGTGCTTTGGATTTGTTGACGCAGAATTTCACGCCAATTCATCTTAGGCTCTATTAATTCTTTAATCATGCGTTGTACACTAGCAGGAGTGTTACCAGCACCTGCGGCCTGTGCAGCCTGCATAGTAGCTTCGCGTATCTCATCACGAATCTGTTTCAATTCTTCTTTAGTATATTTAGGCTGTCCGTCTTTACCGTTCTCGCCCCAGTCAATGTGGTCATCCAATAATTGACCCAATTGATTGAGCTCTTCTTCGTCCATTTCGTCAAAGATTTTATCGTAGACTTCTTCGGCACCCATGCCGTAGTATTTTGGATCATGGAAGATTTTAATACCTTCAATATTGTGTTCGCCAATGCGGTCACGAACTAATTGTCCATTTACACAATAGTCTGCGGCAATGTTAAAAATGCGTGGATTACGATGATCTCTACGACCCATGTGATCAAACACATTATGTAAAATTTCGTGAGCAATAACAAACTCAACCTGCTTAACTGTAAGCGGTTCAAAAAATTCTCGATTAAAGTAAATTGTACGACCGTCTGTTGCGGCTGTGCCCATCCATTCGGAGCCTTCTTCGATTTTTAAGCGTGTAGCTAAGTTACCAAAGAAAGGATGGCGAAGTAGTAGACCCACACGGGCTACGATAATTTTGTCGATAATTGGATCTGAGTGTGACATGAATGCTCCTTTACTGTATGTATATATTATAACACCTCCCGAAGGAGGTGTCAAATAGTACTAAATCAATTACTTTTCAGTAGCCTGGGCAATAAAGCGTCCGTATTTGGCATGGAAATCATCAAAGCATTTGATTTCATCTGGGTCCAATGGCAACTTGTAAGTGCTCAAAGCCAATTTAGTACCCATAATAACCAATTCAGTTTCAAAGTTATTCATCATGAACTCAAAGAAGTTATTAACTTGCTCATTCCAGTTTTTAGCTTTCTTTTCGCAAGAATCTTTCAATTCGTAGCACAATGACACAGTCAAAGAATACATAGCTGAAATTTCTTTAGACTCCATCTTCTTAACTTTACCAGTCAAAATGTCTGTAGGATTAGGCATTTTAGACGCAACTTTACGGTGAGCCATAAAGCTGATAGCTAAACCTTCGCCAACAGAACCTGATACCAAATCAGTTAGTGTGTCGGTATCGACGTCATCATCTGTAAGCAATTCGCTAACAAACGACCAAGAGCGTGGAGTAGCAAACGCACGTGAACTAGATTTTGGATCAAAATCGTACAAGCTCTTCTTAGAGAAGCTCAAAAAGCCTACAACATCTTTGTGGACTTTGTTTTCAACAGCCCAGTCAAAGTAGTCGTCCCAGTTAACAGTCATTTCTAAGTGAACGAAACGGTTAGCAAGTGGAGCAGGCATACGGAATGTAACACCTTTGTCAGTTTCACGATTACCAGCCGCTACCAACACGACATTGTCTGGCAAGTGATAAGTGCCTACACGACGATTCAAAATCAACTGATAAGCCGCGGCCTGTACACTAGGAGCCGCACTATTCATTTCATCTAAGAAAAGAATAATTTGCTTGTGTTGTTTTGCCATTTCTTGGCTTGGCAATTCCGAAGGAGGAGCCCAACGCATTGTGTTATCGTTGGAATCGAAATATGGAATACCTTTAATATCAGTAGGTTCCCATAAACTCAAACGAACATCGATTACGTGAGCATTGAGCTCAGTACCGAGTTGTTTGATAATGTCTGACTTGCCAATTCCGGGAGGACCCCAAAGGAAGATTGGACGCTGATTTTTAAAAGCCTTACGCAAAGACTTTTTAGCACCGCTAGGGCCCACTGTACGGCTACTAATTTCTGGCATGTTATTTCCTATCTTAGTTAAAAAAATACGTTGTTGAATTAACTCTGTATGTATGTATTATATAGGAAACCGATAATAGTGTCAACTATTATCCTGCGCGGCTAACTCTTTTTCTCGCTCATTCATTGCTTTTATTATGCCAAATTTTCTGATGTCGTCACTAAACAACATTAGCTCAAAACTCTTGCGTTCTGAAAAGACAGTAATTGACATTGGAGTTAGATAGTATGGACAATCCACATATCTTTCCAAAAATATAATTGTTTGGGGACTAAGTTCNATTGGTTCGGTAAACGGAATTTCGTATTCTCTCAAATCCAATTCTTTTANCAAAAATTCATAACCATCTTCGCTCAATCGAAAGTTATTTTGNTTACCTGCTCTAGTNCTTTGCCACCATTTACGACTAAACAATTTGATGTTAGCTTCATCCATACTTTTACCCCACTGTTGTAAAAATATTTTGGTAAGCGTATCTCTGTTTATCATTTTATAATAGTGCCTTGAGTTAGCATAACAACTTGGAAGTCTTCTGTTCCAAATGTTAAGTTTAATTTCTTAGCAAGATTATGAGCGTGTCCCGGATTACTAAAAGAAACTTTCTTATATTTTGGTCCGGGGTAAGAGGTTAGGCTATTAAAACTTTTTAGGTTAAAAGGCTCGTTCTTATAGAATACGGCCCAAATAGCTTCGGCTTCTAAAATCTGTTCAGATTTATAAGTTTTTTTGTTAGTATGCTCTAACAATACTTTTGGTTTAGGTCTCGACATAATATACGTATCCAA